GGCACAAGAAAGTTACAACAAGATATAACTACTTTCCTTACAAGAATTGCAGCAAAAGCAGCAGAACTTCTTAATAATATTGGAGGTGGTGGAGGCGGTGGAACTGGTCGACCAGTAGGTTTAGCTAGGGCTAATCTCTTAGCTCAAGGAAGAAATACAACAACAGGTCCATTAGCTGATGAAATACAAGAGGTTGTTGCGAAGTTAGAAACTGCAAGTAGAAAAACAAGAGAGGGATTGCAAGATGAATTAATAGATTTGGTTAAAAAAAGAAATCTATTACAAGAAAATCTTGATATAACAAATGAGGCTAACTTAAAATTTGAAAAAACTTTAGAAAATCTTACAGAGGAAAATGAGCATCTACAGAATGTTTTACAACTAGGAAAAGAAGGTGCACAAATTGAACAGGAAAAACTGAGAGTTGCTAAAGAGCTAAATATTGAAGTAGGAAAATTAAGCCCTAAACAAGTTAAACAGATAGCTGATGCTGTAGAACTAAATAATAAGCTAAAAGAACAAAGACAGATACAAGAACAAATTCAAAATATATTAGCTGGTGGTATGACTAATGCTGTTATGGGATTGATTGAAGGAACTAAGACATTAGGACAGGTATTAGCAGACGTAGCAAAACAACTTGCAAGTATGTTTTTAAACAGAGCATTTATGAGCATATTTGGAAATATGTTTGGTGGCGGTGGTGGTGATGTCTTTGCAGGTTTTAATCGAGGACCAGCAGGTGGAGTTACTATGAACAGTTTTTCTACAGGGGGTTATGTAAGCGGTCCAACAATGGGTTTAGTTGGTGAAGCAGGTGAATCAGAATACGTCATTCCAGCTTCCAAAATGTCTGGTGCGATGTCGAGATATTCAGCAGGTGCTAGAGGTGGTTCTGTTATTCCAGGAGGTTCTGGTGATTCTGGTACAGTTGCAGGTTCTTCTGGTAATACAGTTGTTGAATATACAGGGCCTATATTAAACTTTAATGGTGATGAGTACGTTCCAAAATCTGCTGTTCCTGAAATTATTGGTGCTGCTACAAAGCAAGGTGCAATGGCAGGTAAAGCACAAGTTATTGGTACGTTAAGAAACTCTAGAAGTCAACGTGCATCACTAGGATTATGAGCCTTACAACTTTAGTTACTTTTGTAGAAGTTTTTAAAGTAGATCAAAATAATATAAGAGAGGGTATTCATTTTTTGCAAAATGCTAAAAGAGATCATAACAGAGATGTAAAAGATTCAAATAATACAATATTATTTAATGGTCAAAATTATCATTATTTACCTTTTATTTATCAAGGCACAACTATTAATAGATCAGGAGATAATATTGAATCTAATTTAATTATGGGGAATCATCCATTAAGTATGTCAAAAGCACAGGAAGCTGTCCTTAATAGATATTTTGTTGAAGTTAATGTTTGTGTTGTATCTAACGATAATATTGATAATGTTACAAATATTTTGACAACTGATACATGGCTTGCTGCTTCTTTATCTTACGATCCAGAAGTTGTTGAAGTTTTGTTAAGTAGTGCTATAGATGCAGTAGGAATTAATGTACCAAATTTAGTTTTAACTACTGATGCTGTTGGTAAACTACCTGTAACAAGTGATATTCAAAATAGATGAAGCCACATCAACTTATTGGTTTACCTTATAGATTGGGTGCTGATCCTATAAAACATCATGCAGCAGATTGTCTATCTTTAGCTCGCACAGTTTTAAGACATTATGGAATAAATTCACCAGAGCCTACAAGAGATTGGTATAGAAGAGTAAGAAAAAAAGACTTTGATATATTTAAAGAAGAACTTGAAAAGTGGGGAAACGAGACAAAACAGTTTAATATAGGTACAGTTGCATTATGTAAATCTAAGAATGGATTTGGTCTTGCTGTTTACTATGAGGAAGGATGGATAAACTGCGGAGAGTCGGAGGTAAGATGGAGTCCTTTAGACCACTTGGAGGTCGTAGAGTTTTACTCCCCGCAGAAATCGAACTATGTGAAACAGTAGGTATAACAGAAGATGAGTATTGGTATTTTGTAGAATTAACACAGGCATTTAACGGTAAAAGACCTAAAGAATATGACGAAATACCTTATGTTGTAAATGATTTTGTTTCAGCTTTTGTATCATTTTTAGTAAGTGGAACAGGAGCAGCAAATTTCGTTCTTGGAGTTCTTCTTACAGTTGTTTCTGTTTTATTAACACCAAAACCAAGACCACCCAAAACTCCTCCTAGTCTTACAACCGCTGGTCAAACAGGTGCTAAAAGGTTCGCCCCACAAACAGGATTTAATTCAGTACAGGAACTTGCTAACTTTGGCGATATAATTCCTTTGATATTTACAAAACAAGAAACTATTAATTATCAGGGAGAAGAAAGAGTTTCTGGAGGTGTTCGTGTAAATACAAGACTTTTATGGTCACAAATGTTGAGTCTAGGTTCGGGTCAGCAGTTAAAAGCTTTATTTATGCTTGGATTGTCTGATTTAGCTGCTAAACCTGACTTTGCAGGATATGCAATCGGTGATCTTTTGCTTAAAAATTATTTACATAAAAAACTAGCAATTTATATCATGACAGATGGTGGTAGGCCAAAAGAAGGACCAGAAAGATATAGCGAAGGTACTTTAGAACCACAAGTAGATCGTAATGGCTCACAATTTTCAGATGTTATGTCTGTTGATTGGGACCAAGATACAGGTGCAACAAATACTATTGTAAGTAGTGCAAGAACTCCTAATACACAAACTATTTTTGGTGTGTATTCTCCAATGCCTAATAGCATGAGATATAGAGTTCCCTATGAATTAGTTTTAAAACAAAAAAATTTAAAAGATCAAAACAAAAAAGATGTAGATACAAAAAGAAACAAGCTTAGAACCAGTTTTCCTAGATATGCACAGGTAGACAATTATGACAATATTAATGCTAATAGAACTGATCTTGAAGTAGAGAAAGGAAAAGAAATTGTATATGTTATTGGTGATATGGACCCAGAAGAACAATATGGCGAAAACTTTGATCCTTGGGGTGTCGAAGATGTTAAATCCGCAGTAGATGCCTCAAGAGAAGAATCAGATGATGCGATTCAAGAAGGTGAATCTTATTTAATAGGATCAGCATTGGCTATTTGTTTAAGAAAAAGTAGAGCTATATGGTCGTCAGGAACTACTCAAGTTTGTTTTTTTAAGGTAGATATTCCTGGATTGATAGACGTAAGACACCAAAATGATGGTTTTTTTGGTGCCAATAAAGTATATGAATTATTAACTATACAAAAAGTCGCTATTGGTACGGTCAGTAATAGTAAAGCTTGTGATGTAACAGAAATTGGTTTGAAATCGAAAGTTTTTAAACAGGTAACAAGTTTTCCAAACGTAAATAGTCATCCTGGTGCTGTTGGTTGGAATGAACAAAATATGGATGAAACAGATGGTGTTGTTAAAAGATATAACGAAGATGACGGTAGTATTGCTCTTGGTGGAATGAGCAAATATCTTACTAGATATAGTTTTTTTAGATTACAGGCAAGAGTTGCTGGTAAAAATAATGCCACAGATGATTGGCACTATATAGATGGTGGACACCCATTTGCTGTTAAAGGGAACTCTCCTCAACCACAATATAATTTTATTCGTATAAATCACTATTCAAATCCTAGAAGAGAGTATGAATTTAGATTTTTACCCTTTCCAGGTAATCTAATTTATAAAAGATATGTAGATCATAATAATGAGGTAAGACTTTTATCTTCATCAGGTCAACTTGTAACTTATAATGTCAATACACAGGATCAATTCTTTTCAGTATTTTTTAAGGGAGCAAATACAAAAATAAGAAGTGGAGATGCTTCAAATACTGAGTGGTATTTAGGCGAACTACCAACTGCAACTGACGGAGGAAAAATAAATCGTATCTTGATTAACAGTAATGGTGTTATCCCAAAATCAAAACGATGGGTAGAAGTAGAAAGAAGAACGTCAAATATGGATGCAAGTTTAAGGGGTGAAGCTGTTATTTTTTACAAACCTAATGTTCATGGCTCTAGATGGACATGGAGTACAAGAGATAGACCTCCACACTGGACTGAATGGATAGGTAACAGAAATAAAGATATAAATAACCCTTTAAGAAAACCAGATAGTATTACTGTAGGAGATCCTTATGTACATCCTTATGTAGATCGTGATGATGGATTTAGATATGGTGTCGGTCCATTTATAACAACTTTATCAGGTAATAACATTCAAAGAAGTAAGCGAGGTAATTACTATGGAATGATAAAGTATGAAATGCTAACTGCTCCTGTTGACCCAAGTTTTGATGAAATTGTTGAAACAACCACTGATGGTAGTGGTTCAGGTTTAAAAGTAAGATTAAAAGTATTTTTAGACCCAGATACTAACAAATATGCTGCTGCTGAATGGGAAGTTGTTGAAAGTGAAAGAGGCAGTGGTTATAAAGACTCTGATACTATAAGTATTCCAGCTACAGGTGAAGCACCATCAGATTTCCCAGGTATTAATAATATTAATATCGTCACTGATTTTAGTGATTTTGTATCACAACCTTGGCCTGAAGGAAAAAATTTAAACCCATTTGATGCTGTAACAGATTATTACCAATATGATGCAGAACGTAGTAGTCATCAAGACGGACCAGAACATGAAATTGTCTATGTAAATGAACAAAGCACTGCTACTACTTCACCTCCTTATGCATTAAGACAAGCTGGAATAGCTAATGTAGCTTTACGAATTAGCAGTTCAAAAGAATGGAATAGTTTTTCACAGTTTTCTGCTTATATCAAACAAGGTATAAAAGTTCAAAGATTAATTGATAATACAACAGGTGCTACAAATTTATTTCCTGAAATAGCTTTTGCATTATTGACTGATACTAGATTTGGGCTTGCAGATTCAATAGGTGTTAGTTCAGTTGACAGAGAAAGAATGGTTATTGCTGCTAAATTCTGTGAAGCTAATAAATTTTATTGGGATGGTGTTATTACAGATAAAGTAAATGTAAGAGAATTTATATATCAAAATGCAATATTTAATTTATTAGACTTTACAATTCTTGGTGGTAAGTTTTCATTATTTCCCTCTGTTCCATTTGATCCGCATAGTTTTGAAATAAGAAAAGATCAAAAACCAGTGGTTCGGGCTTTGTTTACAGATGGTAATACTAAGAATTTAAAAGTAAGTTTTTTATCTCCTGAAGAACGTCAAAATTTTATCGGAACAGTTTATTTTAGAAAAGAAGTACCAAACGGATTTTCAGAAACTCAATCGAAAACTTTTTGTGTTGCAACAGAAGATACTGAAGTAGAAGAAAAATTCCCTGTCGAAGTATTTGATATGTCTGATTTTTGTACTAATGCAGAACACGCCCAAGAGTTTTTAAAACACGCATTAATGATTAGAGCAAAAGTAGATCATGGTATAAATTTTGAAACAACACCACAATCTGCATTAGGATTAAAACCTGGTGATTATATACGTTTTATTTCAGAAGCTACCCATACCACTAGATTTGAAAATGGCGTTATTTCTCCTACTGGAATTGTGCAAAGTGTAGGTAATAAAAGTCTGAATAATGTAAATATTTATCACTGGCAACCAGGAACAGAATTTGTTGGTGAAGCTGTTTTGAATGTTATAAATGGTAAAGCTACAGATGCCGGATTATATGGATCTGTTTTTACAGTAAAGCAAACAACTGAATCTAATAGACTATATAAAATAGAATCTATGACATATACAGATGAAGGATTAATACAAGTTGCTGGAAGTCATGCACCTCTTTTATCTGATGGAACACTTGCTACAATAAATCATAATACAGATAATTTTGAATCTATAAGTTAATGGCATCTGAAATACCATTCCCATCAAATATTAAGCCTTCAGCCAGAACTTTTACCCCTGGAACGTACCCACAAACAGAATTTATTGCACAGAATGGTGCAAAAACTGTTATTAGATATGGTGATAAACAAGTAGATGCAAGATTAACCTTAAATTTTACAAATATTTTAGACTCAGATGCTTTTAGAATTTTAGAAAATTATAGACAAGTAAATTCTGTATATAACTTTGTAACATTTAATTCTGAGTCAGGGTTAGCAGGTATTGGTGGAGATGGACATACTATGCCCGATGGATCATTAGGAAATCTTGCTGCATATGTTGATGCGGTTCCTTTGGGGTTAAGATATAGGTATGATGGTCCTCCTACAATTACAAGTGTTAGACCTAATCGGTCAAATGTACAATGTAAATTTGTCGCTTGCCTTGATGGGGATTAGAATGTACTTAAAATTAAACTAAAACGATGTCTAAGTTTTATTCAGGTCAAGATGGTGTAATGTTAGCAACAAATGCAGATTCAGCACTTCACCATACAGACAAAATTGCAAAGGTTCGTTCTTGGTCTTTTACTATTAATACATCTGTTTTAGAAACTGTATCATTAAGTGATTTTGACAGAACAATAATTCCTGGTATTACAAGTACCACTGGATCTGCAAGTATTTACTATTATGCAGAACCTAGTGCAACTCACAATTCACAATTTTTATCTACGAGAATATTAGATAAAATATTACCAAGATCAGGTAATACTCCAACAAGTTCAGAAAGGCCAAAAGTAAAATTTAGATTAGAAGTAGACGCAAATCATTATATAGACATACAAGGTGTAATAACTTCTTTTGCAATGACAAATTCCGTAGGAGAAGTGATGGCAGCAGATGTATCTTTTGAAGCTGATGGTATTCCTAAAGAAAGTCGTTATTAATGTCTATATATTTTGGATCAACAGGTTTTATCGAATTAAAACGTGATGCTTTAAATTCTGAAATATCAACATCTTTAGACCCTGCTGACGTTAATACAACTAAAAAAAGGTTTTCTGTAGAAAAGGTTAATGGATCGTTAATTACAGGAGATCAAATTGAAATAGAAACTGCTGATGGCAGTAATTTAGAATTATTATCTAACCATAGTTTTCCTGATCTTCGTAAATATATTCATATTGATGATATGGGTGGGATTAGGTTATATGACACTTTTTCCTCTGCTTTAGCAGGTGAAGTAACAGATGCACTTACATTAACTGCACCATCTTCTACGAAAAATATATCAATACGCACTAGAAACAGTAGATTTAGACCTCTTGCAAAGATTACTGAATTTGAAATTACAACAACAAGAGATACGATTGATATTACAAATTTAGGACAAGAGTTTAGAAAACAATATGAAAATGGTCTTATATCAGGGCAGGGAACAATTCAAACAATATGGCAACATAGAAATTTTCAAAATGATACAACTTTTCCAAGCCCTGAGTTTCCTGTTTATTTAAGTCAATTATTGGTACGAATGCAGCAGGGAGCAGATTTTGAAGGCAGATTTTATGTATATCACGATCCAGGTCAATCTACAAACAGTGTTTGGTATCAATCAATGTGTGTTGTTACTAATGTAGCTGTTAATGTACCTGCTGGTGGTTTGGTAGAAGCACGGATAGAGTTTGTAACTAACGGTGATATTAGATTACATAATGGAGTTCCACCTTCATTCTTGTTATTAGAAAGTAGTGATAAGATATTGCAAGAGGATGGAGATGGTATTTTACTTGAAGATCCTTAAATTTAGATTTATGATGTACTTAAAAGTGACTTGACATGGCTGATCTACAGATTACACAATTACCAGAATTAGGTTCAGCCCAATTACAAGCAACAGATCCGATTGCGGTTGCTGATGTCAGTGCAACAGAAACAAAAAAGATAACTGCTAAAAATCTAGTACAAGGTGCTTTTGGATTAGTAGATGCAGCGTCAATACCAGCTACAGCACTTAGTTATCCTTTATCTGTAGGACAAATTCTTACTGCAACTTTAGCTGATAATGCTGTTACAAATGTAAAAATTACAGATGCAACTATTACTGGTGCGAAGTTAGCAAACGATACGATCACAGCTACACAGATAGCAGCAAATGCCATAGGTTCTAGTGAGCTTGCCGACAATGCAGTAGATACAGCAGCAATAACAGATCTAAATGTAACGACAGGTAAGTTAGCAAATACAGCAGTCACAACCGCAAAAATAGCTGATAGTGCTGTTACTTTTGTTAAAACAAACTTTAGTGATGGTGATATTCCTGGAGCAAAACTTACTGCTGATTCTGTTACTTCTACTCAAATTGCCAATAATGCTGTCACTGCTAATGAATTAGCAGATGACGCAGTAGATACGGCTGCTATTGCTAATAGTGCAATTACAGGAGCAAAGATTGCATCAGATACTATTACTGCTGGTAATATTGCTGCTAATGCTATCGGAGCATCTGAACTTGATAATAACGCTGTAGATACCGCAGCTATTCAATCTGGTGCAATTAATACAGATAAATTACTTGATTTAAATGTAACCACAGACAAATTAGCTGCAAATGCAGTTACTGCTGCCAAGATTGCTAATGATACTATTACTGCCACACAAATTGCTGCTAATGCAATAGGTTCTAGTGAATTAGCCGATAATGCTGTTGACACGGCTGCGATATTAAATTCGGCTGTTACTGACGGTAAAATCTCAGGTGTCTCAGGTACAAAAATTACAGATGGAACAATAACAGCAGCTAAATTAAATACAGCTAATATTGATAGATCATTAAATGTAGCATCAGGTAATTTAGGTATAAACAATGCAGTAACAGGTGGAGCATCTGCAAGAAATGGTATTACTTATAATGCACAGGGATTAATAACAGCTACAGCAGCATTAGTTGCAAGTGATATTCCAGAGGCCACAGCATCAGCAGTTGGTGGTGTAAGCGTTCCAACAACAGGTGGTTTAACTGTTAGTGCAGCGGGTGCATTATCGATAGATAATACTGTTACTGGTACTACAAGATCAGGTATAACTTTTAATGATAAAGGGTTAATTACAGCCACCACTGATTTAGCAGCAGGTGATTTACCGTTAGCTACTGCATCTACTGTTGGTGCTGTATCAATACCAACAGCTTCTGCTCCTTTGGCTATTTCTGGTACAGGTGTTTTATCTATAGCAGATAGTGGAGTAACAGCAGGTACTTATACAAAAGTAACGGTATCATCTCAAGGTATTGTTACAACTGGAACTACTCTTGTTGCAGGGGATATTCCTAGTTTAGCAACTACAAAAATTACCACTGGTACGTTTGGAACGAATTTTTTAGCTAATGACTCCATAACAATGGATAAATTAGCAAATTTATCTACAGGATTTATACAAGAGGCATCACCTGATATATCTGACCTGCCAACTGGTGTTTTCTGGTTACAAGAATCTACAGGACAGCTAAGAATATTTAACGGTAACAGTTTCTTCTCTGTTGGTTTTGGAAGATTAGCAGAAGAAAACCTTAGATTTTGCGGTACATTTAACGCTAGTAACGGCACTATAGTAACACTTACAGCTTTTGGAACATCAGCAGGTTTTACCGTAAGTAATGCAATACCAGCAGGTACAGCATCATTAACAGGTGCTTATTTTGTTTGTGTAACACCTGGAAATGGAACAGCAGTTGTACCGAGTACTAGCTTTGACGCAGGTGATTGGTGTTTATGTGTAGGACCAGATAATTGGGATAGGATCGATACTTTATCTGGACCAGGTAGTGTTTCTAGTCTTAATGATTTATCTGATGTAACATTATCAAGTCCAACAACAGGTCAATTATTAGTATTTCAGGCAAGTGGACAATTCGCTAATGTTTCAGTAATTAGTGGAGGAACTTACTAAATTAATGTATCCTTTAATTAAGTTAAGGTAAACTATGTCGATTCAAATTAAATTAAAGAATAGTGTTGTACAGGATAGTACTCCTAGCACATCTGATTTACCTGCTGTCGGAGAGATAGCACTTAACGCAAATATAAATAGCATTGGTGGCTTTATGCGAGCCAGTGATAATACGATTGTAAAAATATTTGGACCAGGAAGTTTATCAACACCTACCGCTACAACTACAGTTTCGGGTATATCTGAATTAGCTACTAATAGTGAGACTACTGCTGGATCAGCCACAAATAGAGTTGTAACCCCTGCTGGTTTAAATGCGGTAACAGTAGCAGAACGTACCACATCAAATACTAATTATGTAGCAAAAGCTGGTAGTACATTAACAGGTGTATTGACCATGCCTAATGGGTCTAATTCAGCACCTGCAATAAATTTTGGGGATAGTGATAGCGGAATATTTGGTGGAACTAATACTGTTAGTTTGACTGCTGGAGGAACAACAAGATTAACTGCTGATACTGGAGTAAGTGTTGTTGGTACGTTAGCTGTTACAGGAGCTATAACATCTACAAGTGATTTGACGATTGCAGATAAGATAATTCATGCTGGCGATACAAATACTGCGGTAAGATTCCCTGCTGCTGATACTGTTTCTGTTGAAACTGGTGGTAGTGAAGCACTTAGAGTTGACAGTTCACAGCGGTTGCTTGTTGGAACCACTACCACTAGAAGCACTGCTGGTAGAATTGCTGCTGTACAAATAGAAAATGATTCAAATAAACACGTATCAATAGTTAGAACTTCTGATGATAACGGTGGTGCTGTTTTAGCATTAGGTAAAACAAGAGCAGGTTCAATAATTCAAAACAATGATAGTGTAGGAATTATTGCTTTTGTTGGTGATGATGGTAACGACCTAGATCGTTCAGCAGCACAAATTATAGGTGAAGTAGATGGAGCACCAGGTACTGATGATATGCCAGGTCGTTTGGTGTTTAGCACAACGGCTGATGGTGCTGCTTCTCCTACGACAAGATTAACAATAGACAGTGCAGGAAAGGCTACGTTTACTGTTGATGCAAGTATAAACTCAATAAATATAGGTAAAGGTGCAAACTCTGTTGCTGGTAACACTGTTCTTGGAGAAAGTGCTTTAGATGCTTCTGTTACTGGTGGAAATAATACTGCAATAGGAAAAGATGCTTTAACAACACTTACTTCTGGAACATTAAATACAGCATTAGGTGGTTCTACTTTAAAGGTTAATACAACAGGAGGATCAAATGTTGCTGTAGGTGCTTCTGCACTAATAGCAAATACCACAGCTTCAAATAATGTTGCGGTAGGTAAGTTTGCAATGGTAGCAAACACAACTGGAACACAAAACGTAGCCGTAGGAACTAACGCTTTAGATGCTAATACAACGGCTAATAATAACACTGCGGTTGGTTATTTTTCTTTAGGAGCTAACACCACAGGAGCAAGCAACACTGCTTTAGGTAGAGGTGCATTAGCAGTAAATACTACAGCTTCTGACAACACCGCTGTTGGTGATGAAGCTTTAGTGTCAAACACAACTGGCGATAGTAACACTGCCGTTGGTCATAATGCACTTAGAGCAAACACAACTGGAACGGGTAACGTAGCGATTGGTGAAGATGCAATGAAAACAGCTACGACAGAAAATAACTGTGTGGCTATTGGTATTGGTGCTGCTGAAAATAGCACTTCTGGGTCTGACTTTGTCGCAGTAGGTAGACAAGCACTTAACGCTCAAACCACAGGTGATAGTAATGTGGCAGTAGGATTAAACGCTGGTTCAAGTATAACAACAGGCTCAAGTAATACATTTGTTGGTACTATTGCTGGTAATTCATCTACAACTAGCAGTAACAATACAGGAGTAGGTAAGAGTGCTTTAGAAGCAACCACAACTGGACATTCAAATACTGCTGTTGGTAAAGATGCTTTAAAACAAAATACAGCAAATTACAACGTAGCAGTAGGTCATCAAGCTTTAACTGCTAATACATCAGGTGAAGATAATACTGGTGTTGGTAATTCAGCTTTAGCTGCTAATACCACTGGAGATGATAATACTGCAATGGGCGATAATGCTTTGGTATTTACCACAACTGGTTCTAGTAACACTGGGTTAGGGTCTCTAGCCTTATATGCAAATACCACAGGAAATAATAATGTAGCAATTGGAGCTGGTGCTTTAGATGCTAATACTACAGCAAGTAAAAATGTAGCTGTAGGTAGAGCAGCGTTAGGTGCTAATACAACTGCCGAGAATAACGTAGCAGTTGGTGATTTGGCTTTAGCAGCAAACACAACTGGAGCAGATAATGTAGCTGTTGGTGGTGAAGCTCTAAATTCTAATACAACTGCAAATGATAATACAGCCGTTGGTAAGGCAGCTTTAAGATTAACTACTACAGGTTTTAACAATACTGGTATAGGAAGGAAAGCATTAGAATCAAACACAACTGGTATTGCTAATAGTGGATTTGGTTATAGAGCATTAAATAGTAATACTACAGCAGCTTATAATATAGCCGTTGGTGCTGATTCATTATTATTAAACACCACTGGAACACAGAACGTAGCAGTAGGTGCTTTTGCTTTAGATGCTAATACAACTGCTGCCAATAACACTGCTATAGGTCACGAATCTTTAGGAGCAAACACAACAGGCACTGAAAACACTTCTGTGGGTTCTAGTTCTTTAGACGCTAATACTACTGGTAGTTTTAACACTGCTTTGGGTAGTCAGGCATTATCAACAAATACAACAGGACAAGAAAACACAGCTTTAGGTAAAGGTAGTTTATTTAGAAACACAACAGGTAGTTCTAATACTGCGATTGGTAATTTAAGTATGGATGCTAATACGACAGGTGATTCTAATACTTCTGTCGGTAAAGGTAGTTTACTTGCTAACACAACAGGTGGTAGTAATGTTGCTATAGGTGTAGATGCTTTAGTTTCAAATACTACTGCGTCTAATAATACAGCCGTTGGTAAAAATTCATTATTATTAAACACCACAGGTGGTTTTAATACTGCCGTTGGTAGAGCAACTTTAGATGCAAATACATCTGGTGCAGCAAACGTAGCTGTCGGTGATAGTGCATTAGGAGCTAATACCACTGCTAATGATAATGTTGCTATTGGAGTTGCAGCGTTAGAAAATAATACAACAGGAACATCTAATACAGCTTGTGGTAGATATGCTTTAAATGCAAACACAACTGCAAATAATAACACTGCTTTTGGTAGAAGTGCTTTATTAGCAAACACAACAGGCACACCAAACAATGCGTTTGGTGCTCATGCTTTACAAGATTGTACAACTGGTGCTCAAAACGTTGCTATAGGTTATGTTTCTGGAGAAAATATAACAACTGGTACAAAAAATACTGCTGTTGGTACTCATTCTCTTGATGTTTTAACTACTGGTTCGTTTAATACAGCAATAGGTCAAGATACGCTAGGAAATGCCACAACATCTTCAAGTAATACTGCTTGTGGTCATAATGCTTTATTTGCAAATACCACTGGAGCAGAGAATACTGCTGTTGGTGCTGGTGCTTTACAGTCAAATACTACAGCAAGTGTTAACACAGCTATAGGCCGATTTGCGTTAGGTTCAAATACTACAGGAACTTTTTTAACAGCCGTAGGAAAAAGTAGTTTAGGCCAAAATACGACAGGTAGTGATAGTGCTGCCTTTGGTTTTCATGCTCTCAATGCAAACACTACTGGTATAAGAAATACAGCTATAGGAACTGTTACGTTAGAAAATAATGTAACAGCTAATGATAATACTGCTATAGGATACGGTTGTTTAAATGACAATACAACAGGTACTAGAAATACTGGTGCTGGAAGTTTTACTTTAGACGTTAATACCTCTGGTGGTGATAACACTGCTTTTGGTTTTGGTGGTCTATCAGCTAATACAACTGGATATAGCAATACTGCTGTAGGTTCAAGTGCATTAGGTAATTTAACGACAGGTGCGCATAATGTAGCGATGGGTGTTAATGCGTTGATTGCTGCAACAACAGGAGGTACTAATACAGCTTTTGGTAATTTCTGTTTAGACGCTGTAACAACAGGTGAATTTAATTCAGGTACTGGTTTTGGGTGTCTTACTAATGTTACAAGTGGTCATAGAAACGCTGGATATGGTATCAACTCTGGAATATCAATAACTACAGGTGCTCAAAACACTTGTATGGGTATTGACTCTGGCGGTGCTTTAACAACTGGTAGTAATAATTCATTCTTAGGTTTCCAAGCTAGTCCAAGTTCAAATACTGTTAGTAATGAAATTACACTTGGTAATAGTAGTATTTCTGGCCTTAGATGTAATGTTCAAACTATAGGCTCATTATCTGATGGGAGAGATAAGACAAATGTAATTGACTTACCAGAGGGATTAGATTTTATAACCAAATTAAGACCTGTAAAATTTAAATGGGCTACAAGAGATGGTAATGGTAAAGATGGATTATATGAACATGGTTTTATTGCTCAAGATCTACAAGTGGCACAAAAAGAAAGTGATGCTGATTATTTGAAAATGGTTATGGACGAAAATCCTGACAGATTAGAGGCAAGTTATGGTAAACTCGTTCCAATACTTGTAAAAGCTATCAAAGAGTTATCCGTAAAAGTCACAGCCCTCGAAGCAGGGTAAACTGTAAACAACTACCTTTTTATCATGGAAGAAAGAACCGCAGATGAAATTGCAAAGATTTTTGCAAATGCTGGTGATAGCGTAACTGTCATCAATACTGCTAAAACATCAGATGAAACTGATGATGATTACAAAGATAAAATCAAGCGTAATGTAGAGCATCTTGAAATTATCAAGGCTTACAAAAAACTTGATGAAACAACATCAATCTGGACATCAGAAGATTTTACCGCTATCGACAAAGCGATTGTTGATGGTAAAAAAGTTTATTCTTAGGTATCATTAGTACAATTATTTAAAACTTATGTCAAAACTATCTGAAAGATGCGAAGAACGTAAA